AGATGGGGTGCTGTCGTTATCGTAGTACTCAGATGTGTCACCCTGCCATTCAAAGTCTCTGATCTTAAAGTCGATCTTAGAAGCTGCAAAGGTACCTGCACCTGAGTTGTATGTAATAGATAAGGTGTCAATAGCTGAAGAGGAAACAACGAGTGTACCGTTGATAGTTGTGAACTGACACTTAGCTGTCTCAGCACCTGCTGAACCTGAGAACTCGTAAGAGCCAAGGTTAACTGAACCTGACACTAACTGATCAGAGTAAGGTAGATCAGCTTTGTTATAGAAGTAAAGGGTAGAACCCTTCTGCATGACAAGGAACTCAAGTTCAGCGTTACCATCTACGTTGGTCCAAGATCCTGTCGTCAAGATCTCTGTGTCTGACAAAGTAAAAGAAGACAACACATTGCTGCCTTCTACCTTAGCAGATAATCTGCGTCTACGTGTACCATCACGACGAAGGTCACAGTTAAGTTCGTCTACAGAAGCACCCTCTGGAAACGTAAGTTCAGCAGCCTCAGTAATAAGACCACGAACGAAGTTATTTACTGCCTTTTGATTTAGACTTTGCGGCATCTTTTACCTTCTTACGTTTGTCGAAGTCTTCACTGAACTCGTTCCTGCGAACTGTAGCTGACTTACGTTTGTTTCTTAGGTACTGCTCAACTGCTGTCTGTGCTTTAGGTATACTTGAGTACCGACCACTTAGTTCAGCAGGAACACTTCCCTTCTCGACAGTAATGACAAAGAAACAGTAACCGCCTATCTCCTTAGAGATGGTCATGGTTGAAAGCATCTTGTCAGTCTTACATACACACGTCTGGTTCTGTGTGTCATGGAAGAACTCAACCATTACTTTCTCCCGTAGTTGTTCTTGATGTTAGCACGACTACTCTTGTGCATGTCGTTCTGAATGTAGGACTTAAGGCGACGAGCTGACTGCTCAACCTTAGGGTCTGACCCACCCTTAAACAAGGAGAAGCAAGCTGACTTAGCTTCAGCCAAGAGTAGTGGCATCATTGTGTTATCTAGGTCTGGCTCATGTGCATCTGTCTGACTAAAGGCTGGGTAGGTAGAACCAAAAGCACGTACCTTGCTAGCCTGTAGGGTCGAATCAATGCTTGAGTCATAAGCATTCATGATAATGTAGTTGTCATCAAATGATGTGTAGTATGAGGGAGGTTCGTTAGAGGTGACAAAGATGTCTAGGTTACCTTCATAGGTCTCAACAAGTAAGTCGTCTTCGTCCATACGATCAAGGAAGACCACTGGCTCAACGAAGTCAATAACTCTGAAGTTCTTGTCAGCAGCTGTACCTACGTTGTATTCGATACGTTCAACGTGCTTAGTGTTAGTAGGGTAAAGGAAGTGGGTAGGTTTAGTTGAGTCACCCATAGCTGTCAGTGACATCAGCTTGTTATGCTCAGGGATGTCACGAGCTGCAATCATGTTGTAGTAGGTGTCTTCGACTACCGAAGCAATCTGTTGAGCCTCAACGGTGTCAGTAATGCTGTTGACACCCTCTGAGTCCATATCACTGAGGATGGACTGTACGATCTGTAGGAGTGTAGTCTTCATTATGTTCTATCCAGTACTACTACAAAACGAAGTGATGCGGCGTTAACCGAGGCTCCGTCTGTTGTTATGGTAATAAAACTATCTGCTGCTACTGTGTTGTTAGTTGAGGGTGCCAGTGTGTCAACGTCACCAGCTGCTGAACCTGTGTAAGTTACCGTGATAGTACCCATAGAGGCTGCTGCTGCGTTACTAACCGTAATAGTAGCATCTGAACTACCTATGGCACCTTCAAGAACTGTGACTACCTTCATAACCGTTCCAGCAAAGGGAACAGGAACATAAACTGTAGACGCAGCTGATATATTTTCAATGTAACCTTCTAGGGAAAGTTCAACAAGGTTCTCTTTAGGTGTCCATGTACCTGAACCTGAACCGTTAGCCATGTAGACTTGACCAGAAGAAGCTGTAGAGACACCCTTAGGCTCATGTAGGTAGGGATCAGTAAGAGTGGAATGGTTTACGTTAGCCATGGGGAATCTCCGTAGGGGATATATACTAGTGGCCCTGCCAAGGTAAAGAAATTATACAGGGGTCTGAAGCATCTGTCAATAGAAAAGTTAGTGGGTGCCCCCGTTAAGGGACACCCTAGAGTATTATACAGCAGGGTTAGTTACGACTGTAACGATACCTTCTGGACGGTACTTCTTAACACCGTAACGAGCAGTAGTAACATACTCGTGACGTTGGTGGTCTTTGTTGTACTCATAATCCACCTCTGGCATTTGACGCCATGCACCAACGAATGGGTTAGCACCCGCATCAGCAGAGAAGAACAAGTTAGCAACACCGTTGTTAGTGGAGAAGTCGTTGGCTGTTGTGCCATCTTTCTCTACCAACGCACCGTCAGCTACAGTTGTCTTCAAGTAGTTGGATGTGTATACATCGAAGCCATAGACGTTAGCTACGAAACGCATACCAGTTGCGATACCGTCACGAACAATACCTTCCCACATTGGGTTGTTTGACACGTTGGTCAAGTTTGTCAATGTGTTCAGTTGGTACTCAACAGATGGGTCAACAACAGCAACCAAGCCACGATCTGGAACGTTAGACTTCTTCAACGCATAACGTGCGAATGCAAAGTCAGCTAGTTCCATGACACCTGAGTTACCACCTGAGATACGGTGAGCAATGCCATCAGTTGTTTCTGCAGAGTTAGCTGATACGCCGACTTCTGGAGATGCAAATGTGGTTGACTCAAAGTGCTCAAGGATGGCACGTTCTTGCTCTGGTACAAACCGTGCTTCAAGCTGTGCTGAATAGAATGAATCTTGCGCAGCTTTCTTGGTTAGGTATGTTGCAGACTGTAAGTACTTGTCAACTGTGAAAGAGAACTCAGCTGTGTCCATCGGTGTGTACGCAACTGCTGCATCTTCAGTGTAGTCAGCTACGGTTGTTTTACCGATTGTTGGGATTGTGAATGAGTCACCATCAGGGAATCCATCAAGCATACGTACATAACGTTGTGCTTGCATTTCATCACGTAGGATGTCTTTTAGTTCAGAAGAGTATACCTCTGAACGGATTAAACGCTGTGTATCAGCATTGGAGGAAATCATGCCAGCCATTGTGCTAGTCCTTTTTAGTTTGATTTAAGAGAGTTTAGTTACCGAACCTATCGCCCATCTTCATCTTATCTGAGATAAGTTGTTGTTGATTACGGGGAGAATAGTATTCGTGTGGGTTCTCTCGGCGTAGCTTTTGGTAGTATGACCAATTACGTTCTGCCGAGACTTGCATATTGACACCCTCAGTTCGTACCGAGCCTTGAACCATAGGGTTCTGTTGGGCTTTAGGTGCTTCACCGATAAGAGCAAAGAAGGCGTTAGGAGATTCAGCTGCAATATCACGTAAACGATCCATTGACATACCTAGCTCTTCAGCTTTCTTAGTCACAACTGCCGTGGCTTCTGTGCCAAAGCTTTTGCTTAGCTCCTGATCTACGTGGGATAGGTTCTGCTTGATAGCAGTATCGTTCTCCCTCTGTGTCAGTGTCTTCTCAACAAGGCTCTTCAGGTGTTCCTCACTAATGCTATCAGTGGTGTTCTGTGCATTCGTGCTACCGTTATTATTGGGCACTCCATCCTTCACTGCGGTAGTGTCAGTGGCCTTATTCTGGAGTTGTTCAAGAACTTGAGCTTGATAATCTTTCTTCTGGATATCCTCTCGCATCAGGGCTAGCTGCTCTTCTAGAGTTTTGATGTAGCCATCAGCTTCGAGTTTACCTTTAGCAAGAGTCTCAGGATTGCTCCAATTCTCTCCCTTTGCCTCTACGAGTTTCTGTACATAAGATTCCTGTGGTGGGGTCTCTTGTGCTTGATTCTCTGTGGACTGGTCGGTCTGTGTGGTTTCAGCACCGTCAGTAAATACCATGTGTTATTCCTTGTCTAGGTTGATAAGATCAAGCACCGTGGTTAGTGCTCGGTTGAACCCGATCCTATCAGCCTGTTTGAAAGCCCATGAAGGACTGTCATAGTCAGCGGTAGGTGGGGTGTCCTTGAGCATAGGCCCAAGGATTTCTTGAAGACGGTCGAGGCTCTCACGGTTTGACAAGATAAGTTGCCGTACCTGTGCTTTCTCTTCTTTCGTCTTACATTCTTTTAGCCATGCAGTTTTCATTACAATCCTAGTTCGTTTGCA